TTTTTAACTTGATTAATAAACGAATTAAATTCCTCAAAGGATTTAGACATCCAAAAGCCAATATCAGCTTCTTGACCTTTGATTATATTTCTAGTCTTTAAACCTCTATAAAAATCAATAGCCAATTCAACTTCAGTAGGATCAATACCCTGTTGAATCCATTTATTTTTAGAATCAATAAATGATTCAACTAATACATTTCGATTAAAATATTGTTTAAACTGTATCATTTTTCTTCTTCATTAACTTTTGTATTCTAAATTTATATAAACTATATGGTCCTTTGGTAGTCTTAACTGTTGGTTGATTGTTTTTATCTGTACCAAATCCTTTTACTGTAGCAGGAGAGTTTCTCCATTTACCTACAAGTATAACATCACCCTTTTTTATGTCAGGGTTTGTTTTTTCTGTAAAATATTGTTTAAATGTTATCATTAATAATTTCCATATATTTCATCTTCCCCACCATAGTCCCACATCGTATCAGATTCGTCTTGTATGTTGCCAGGATAGTCCTTATCGGGGCTTTGTGGTTGATTATACCCCGATAGTAGCCCTGTCCTGGTTTCCTCTCCCACGTCACCCATAAACAGTTCTTTATCAATTCCTGGTTGATAAGAATAATCAAATCTTTTACCTTTTAATACCCATACATAATGTCCTAAAAGAGTATTGGTATTAATAGTCATATCTTGATGTGCTCTATCAGTAATTTCAAATAACTGTGCACTACGAATCCATCTAGCAGACCCAGATATTGCGTCACCCAAAGAGTTTGACGTTGGTGGATAAACAATAGTAGCAGGATTATTTCCTTTATAATAACAAATATCCGTAAAAATATCATCCGATAATGATGATGTATTAGACCCATAACCAGGAACTTCGTTTACGTCCCAACCAAGTTCTGTAAGTCTGATAACATCACCCGATTTAGGTTCTTTATTTTTTCCAAACTTTCTGGCATAATCTTCCATTGTAACAAGTAATGTTACATCCGCATCTGTTTGAATACCAAATTTGGAAAGTAATATTGCTTCACTAGCAATATCTGCAAACATAACTATATTTATGGGTACTGCATAGGACGCTACAGGATCTTCACCATAAAGAAAATCTTGAGTAGTTAAACTATAGTTATAAGTATAATATTCTACCTTTGTTCCATAACGCCCAATAAGTTCATTCCAATAACCAGCAAAAATAGCACGTTCATTATTGTTATTAGCTTTATTCAAATAACGAATAGATTCAAAATTTTGTTGCGGTGGCGTTTTACACTGTTGTTGTCTTAATAATGACGCCATAACTCTCCTATATTTTATGTGTTGATACTTTACCAAAACCAAAGGTTGGACTTAACGGTCTTTTTGGGGCTTTATGTCTTTTTTTATTTCTTGACCCACTACGTGAAATTTTATCATGTTTAACTAAAAACATTTCTGGCGTTCTAACATTTTTGGTTTTTCTCCACATAACAATACCAGTTGACCCTAAATGTTTTGCAGGTGTTTCTGAATTAGGTAAATGCATTTTATATTTAGTGGCTATTGATATAGCCTGTGGTTTTGAAAGTTTCCAAATACCTTGATCCGCCGCCTTTGCAACATCAAGAATTCGTTGTGCCATAGGAATCGCTACTTCTCGTTGTTGTGATTTAGGTACCCAACCAAGATTTTTTCTGTTCATTGATCGAGTAGATTTCATTGAATGTCTGTTAATTGGATCTTTCCATTTGGTTTTATTAACAGACGGTACCTTCTTACCAGAAAGTTCTCCTGTTATAGACTTTTTATTAGAAGTACCAAACTTTTCAGTTAATACTGTGTTTATAAAATTATCAAATTTCATCGGTTATTTCCAAAGATCTTTACCACTTTTTTTAATTATTTTAATCTCTTGATCTGTTATCTTATCATCAGATAAAATTTCTTTTAATTTTTTTATAAAATCAAAATAATAATATCGCTCTAATAACTTGTAAATAACATTTTCAGGTAGTTTGTTCTTCTTACCATACTTCCTAATTTCTGTAGGAGACATATCTTTATCAAATGCTTGTTTACGAAGACTTGTAACATTTTTATACGATCTCACAAGAGCCTCAACACCATCTTCAATCTCTTGTAATTTCTCTTGAGTCTTTTCTTTAAGCTCATTAATTTGTGTTGTATCCATGTCTTGTAGTGCTTCATAATCAATAATGTCTCTACGAAGTTCTGCTGTATTAAAATCAATTCCGTTTACACTGTTTTGAAACCGTTCCATATATTTCTTTACATTTAAATCTATATCTTCTGGTTCTTTAATCCATGCTTCATTAGCAACATCATATGCCGCATTAGTGTTACCAAGATCATACGTGCTTTTAACTGCATAATAATTAATTGGGTGTGTAGTTCCAGCAGCTAAATTACCATTTAAATGCTTAATAAGATCAAATATACGAAGCATAAGATTATCATCAGAAACATCAATTTGTACATTTACATCAATATCAGAATGTGGAGAATATTTTTTAGTAAGAATACTTCCAACAACAAAATATACCACCACTTTAGTAACTTCTTTAAATTTTTCAATATCTGTCATTATTTGTGTTTTAATCATAGGATGCATAATTGGTGGCTTATCATCAGGAAATTCAAATACAGTTGGATCTAATGAGTTTCTAGTAATATCCAGTATAGATTCGTTTATTATATTATTAATATAGGTATTAAAATTATTCATGTAATTATTTACTGTATTTTATATAAAATAAAGGCACTAATTTAATAGTGCCTTTATATAAACTTAGGAAGTTAGAGTTTTTTTATTAATCTTCAACAAACGATGCGTTATTTGCTTTATGTGCAGAACCATCGCCCTTCACAGCAAATTTACTTTTATCGTGTTTAAGACCTTCTGGTCCGGTTTCAAGTTCACCAGTACGTTTTTTATCACTGCCTTTAATAGCAGCCTTTTTACTTGAAACTTTTACACCTTTACCAGCAAGTGGTCTAGGTGCCTGAAGTTGTGAAATATTACTATTAAATTCTTCAGGTTCTGGTTGAGACTTCATCTCTTTAATAGGATTTACAGATTCTTCTGTTGATATTGGAATATCATCAGCATCCATTCCCAATTCTTCATCAGGAGATGGTTCCATTCCTTCGTCACCAGTAAGTTCTGCACCTTTAATAGAAGCAAGTTTACCAAAAAGCTCAGATAGTTGACTATAAATTTCGCCTTCATCTAATTCTTCTTCCATTTCACCTTCTACAGGTACGGTTTCTTCTGGTTCAGGAAAATCACCAGCTTCATCATCATATCCATCACTTTCAATGTCATCTTCATTAATCATTGCAAAATTAAAAAGATCCATAAAGGACTTTTTTGGAGCATCTGATTCTGTTACGGTTTTCTTAGTAGCTGTCTTATTAGTACCCTTGTTTTTACTTACAGGACTTAATTTAGCATCAGCTTCTTCGGGTGAAGTAATATCTTTAGCATTTTCAGCACCAGTTCCTTTTTGAACTTCAGTAGTAGATGCTGCATCAGCAGGAAGATCACCTGGCTTTAAACCACCAGTTTCACCTGCACCAGTAGCATTAGATTGTACTGCTAATGGGGTCATTTTTTCTTCAACAAGCTTTACATACAAATTTGCGATTTTATCTTTATCTGTTATCATAACTTTTCTCCTTCTTCCTATATATATTTACTAATTTACCGTTAAATTCAAGTATAAAAATCGTTAAACGGTGTTATTTTAATTATTTAGCATTTTTACGTAAGTTTTATAGTAAATAATTCATATAAGACGTGTTAATATGAAAGATAACGAAAGAGAATATTACCTTGGGGATAAAAAACTACCCATAGGATCTATAAAACAAGAATACACACCAGAAATGATTAAGGAAATGCTGGCGTGTGCTAAGGATATTATAAGGTTTACTAAATATTTTTATATAACTTCACTGGAACATGGTAAAGAAAAAATAAAGCTTTATAGACCCCAAAAAAGACTTGTTAAAGCCTTAGTGAAATATAGATTTAATATTATTCTTTCTAGTAGACAGATTGGTAAAGCGTTAGACGTAAACACCCCAATACCAAGCCCAGATGGATGGAAAACAATGGGTGAATTAATAGATGGTGATAGAGTATATGACACAAATGGTGGTGTTTGTAATGTTGTAAAAGCACATAATGTTCTTTATAATAGAAATTGTTATGAATTAAAATTTGATAATGGTGAAACAATAATAGCAGATGAAGGACATAGATGGTTTACACAAACTAAAACTGATAGAAGTAAAAAAAGTAAAAATAAAGGCTCTGTTAAAACAACTAAAGATATTGTAGATACAATAAAAAAATGGGGAGAATCTAATCATAGAATTAAACTTCCTAATGCATTAAAGGGTGAACATAAAAATCTTCCTATTGATCCATATCTTTTAGGTTATTGGCTTTCTGATGGAAGTAGTAATGCATCTAGAATATGGTCACATACAGATGATGCATATGACTTTGTTGAAAATATAAAAGAAAATTATGTTTCTGTCAAACATTCAAAAGAAAATACCTATCGTATAGATATAAAAGGAAAAAACAAGAGAGATCCAAATTCCTTTTATATGCAATTAAAAAATAATAATCTTTTTAATAATAAACATATACCATTTGAATATTTATATGCATCTAAAGAACAAAGACTAGCATTAATACAAGGAATATTAGATGCTGATGGTCATATAACAAAAAAAGGAAGATGTGAATTATCATTATCAAATAAAAAACTGTTTGATGATTGTGTAAAATTACTACAAACAATGGGATATAAATTACATATATCTGTAAGAAAAACAAAATGTAATGATTCGCATAGGGTGGGATTTGTTACCACAGATAATGTTTTTAAACTAAAAAGAAAAGCAGATAGACTTCCTACTAAAATTAGAGAAGATGCTACACATCTTTATATTGTTTCAGCCAAAAAAATTGCAACTAGACCAGTTCGTTGTATAACCGTTGATTCTGAAAATTCATTATTTCTTTGTGGTAATACTTATATACCAACATCAAATACCACGGTTACAACCATATATGCATTATGGGTAGCATGTTTTAACAAAGATAAAACTATATTAATCGTTGCTAATAAAGAAGATACAGCTAAAGAAATCCTTTTAAGAATCAAAATGGCATATGAACAATTACCCAATTGGTTAAAACCTGGCGTAGAAGAATGGGCAAAAACCGAAGTTAAATTTACAAACGATTCACGTATTAGTATTTCAACAACATCATCTAGTGCTGCTCGTGGATTGTCAATAAATTGTGTAGATGGTAGTAGTATAGTTACCCTAAAAGATAAAACCTCTGGTGACATATTTGATATGTCAATGAAAGACTTTCATGAACTTTTAGAGAAAGATGGTGAATTATTACCTGTTTCGTTGGTTGAAGACTAAGCGATTTCGTCAAAAATAACACATTTTGTATAAATAATTAAAAGGAGTTATTATGAAGAAACATTTAAATAATCCAAAAATTAATAGAAAGTATAATTATCTATATAAAATAACAAATAAAATAAACGGAAAAATATATATTGGCGTACATAGAACAGATAACCTTGATGATGGGTATATGGGTTCTGGGATAATAATTAAACGTGCTAAAAAAAAACATGGAATAGAAAATTTTGAAAAAGAAATTTTAGAATACTTTGATACATATCAAGACGCACTTAATAAAGAACGCAAAATTGTTAATATAACTTTTATAGAAGATTCAAATAATTATAATATAAAAGAAGGTGGGTATGGAAATTGTAAATGGTCAACAGAAGGGTTAAAATTATTATCAGAATCAGCAAAAAATCGTTGGAAAAACGAAAAATATCGAAACATGATGCAAGAAAAGGTATATAATAACCCCAATAGAAATCTTAAAATTGGAAAAGGAAGAAGTAGATGGGCTAAAGAACATCCAGAAGAAAATAAACAGCTTATGGATAAAATAAATCATAATCCAGTTAAGATAAAACGAATGGCAGAAACTCATACTGGAATGAAACGTTCTACTAATGCCAAACAAAATATATCCAAAGGAATACGTGATTACTATAAAAATAGTAAAGATGGTGGTACATCTCGTTCTGGTAAAGGATGTGTTTATATACATAATCCTACAACTGGTGATATAAAAAGAATTAAAAAAATTGATTCAATACCATCAGGATGGGAAAAGGGAAGTGGTAAAATAAAATAAAAACGTTATGGCAGATCTAACAAAACATAAAGTATACAAAAATACACAATTTGAAATCTTAACAGATGAAGGGTTTAAAGATTTTAGTGGTCTAATTGTAGGGGAAAATAAAAATAAAATTAAACTTACATTTACAGATGGTATATCTTTAATATGCACACCAAAACATAAATTGATGATTAACTCTAAAGATTACCGATATACTAAAGATGTGGTGGTTGGTGATGTTATATATGGTAATAAAATAATAAAACACATAGAAAAATATTCATCAGATGATTTAGTATATGAAATATTAGATGTTAAAGATATACATCGTTATTATGTTAATGGAATATTAAGTGAACAGTGCCTTATAATAGATGAAATGGCGCATATCCCAGATCATATAATGCAAGAGTTTTGGAACTCTGTTATTCCAGTTATTTCATCATCCAGTGTAACAAAATTATTTGTAGTTAGTACTCCAAATGGAGCAGGTAATTTATTTCATAAAATTTATAGCGGTGCTGAACGTAGAGATCCCAAATTTCAACAATGGCATTGTGAACGTGTAGATTGGTGGGAAATTCCAGGAAGAGGAAAAAAATGGGAACAAGATCAACGATCATTATTAGCGGCTGAAGATAAGTCATTCGACCAAGAATATAATTGTTGTTTCTTAGAGACTGGTCACTCTGCCGTTGATTCATCGTTAATAGATTATTTTAGATCAATGATTCATGAACCGTTATATATATTCGAAGATGCTCATTATAAAATATGGAAAGATCCAATCATTGGACATTTATATGTAATTGGTGTAGATGTTGGTGAAGGAATAGGACAAGCGGCGTCTGTTGCACAAGTGTTAGATATTACAGATCTTGCTGATATACAACTAGTTGCAACATATCACAACAATTTAATAGACCCATTTCACTTTGGGGAATTGTTATATAAAATGACTAATCAATGGGGGCGTCCGATGCTTGCTATAGAAAGGAATAATTGTGGTGGTCAAGTAATTGACGCATTAAAAGAGACATATTCTTATCATAATATTATTGATCATTCGCCAAAGACGGTTAACAACAAGGGTAATTATTATACAAGGTTGGGGATATATTCACATACTAACTCTAAATATCAAGCAGTTGTTAACATGAGGTATTGGGTAAATTCATTACGGTCTGTTAAGGTTTATGATATAGGATTAATTCAAGAACTTGAAACATTCATAAGGTATCCAAATGGGACATGGAAAGCAAAGCAAGGTGATTATATTTATGATGATAGAGTACTAGCGTTTATTTGGGGATTGTTTGCGTTAGAAAAGGAAATAACTCAAAAGTATTATGATATAGTAGCTGTTGATGATAGAGGAAAGCCTTCAAAAATTCAACCAATAACTATAGAACCAGGTAAATATTTTAAACTAGATTCTATGTATCTTACTGATGTTAATGCGCCATTACCAACGCATGTTAATATCGCACATAATTCAGATCCAGAAGGTATGGATGCATTATTATCACAAGGTTGGACACTAGCACAATGAACAAATTTGATTCAGAAATAAATAATATTTTAGCTATAAAAATTATTAAAGCTAAAAAGAAAATTAAACAAAAATATAAAAAGGCTAAACGTAATAAAGCTAATAATTCTGATTCATCAACGTCAGCTACAAGTCCTGCATTACAAACTGGAATAAATAAAGATATTGCTGATACCCCAATGCCATTGTCTATCGGGGTATAATCACTTTATTTCTTTTTAGATTTTGGTGTATCATCTTTTTCAATAGTCTTTTTAAATCCTACACATCCAGCGACATGAAAAATAACTATTCCTTCTGGCTTCATAAATCCAGGAACTGCATAACTGCCGTGTGTTATAAGGTCTTCCATAATTGTTGATGTATTTAAATCATCAAAACAACCTCTCCATAATATAGGAACTAATCCAACACATGATGGTAATATATCTTGCATTTTTATTTTGGTAGGATCACCCATAGGAATTTGTTGAGGGGTTTGATCATGTAAACACCACCGTATAACATTAAATAAACTAAACCGTTTTTCTCCCTTTACTAATCCATAACCACGTTGAACACCACTACCCCACCATTCACCAAAATGATGCCCTACTCCTAACTTCATTAATTCTGTTTTATTATCTTCACACCATCTAGCAAACCCATAATTATCCTTGTCAGGTGTTATCCATCGTGTTCTACTTCCTGTTAAAAATTCCCCATCTTCACCAATAAAAATACTGGCGTTTGTACCATCAATCTTTTCTGTAACAATAACTTCTCTTGAATATCTTGCTATTTTTGGAAATATTTTGAATTCTGTCATTTTAACTCCTTTTAGTTTTTTTAATCTTACCTATTTTCTTAAGCATATCACAACGGAACGTTCCACCACCTTCTAAAAATATTGCATACTCTTCTCGCTTTTTTACAACATCAACATAAACACATCGAGTTTTTTCACCCATCAATGTTGTAACACTATAACTATAAAGTGGTTGTGTACCAAAAATATGTACTACTATGTCTCCTTTAGAAAATTTCATTGTGTCCTTTTTTGTTTTTTATATATCGGATATATTCTTTTAGGCGTATAATTATATCCTTGTGTAGTCCAAACACCTATTTCAAGATTGTCTTTATGACAAACGTTATCCATTGAATTTCCCCAACAACCTTCAGACCAATATATTTTTAATTCCCTATCATTAACAACTTTATATCCTACTGCTTCATTAATTATTCTTATTGCATGTGCTCTTGATTTAGCACAAACATACACATGATCACAATATTTTTTGCCTGTAGGATCAGGAATAATACGTCCTTTATTATCATAC